CTGGAGTCGGGGACTTTCCAAGTCGTTCACAACAGGCGTTTTCGCCGCGATGGATGCCATCTTAAATCAAGGTGTTTATATCGGTATCATATCCAAATCTTTCCGACAAAGCCGAATGATCTTTAACAAGATCGAAGAGATAGCAAAAGGCCCAAAAGCAGGGTTTCTCGCTCAGTGTATCACTAGAGTAAACAAATCAAATGATCAATGGGTAATGGAAATAGGTCGCAGCAAAATTATCGCACTTCCGCTGGGAGATGGCGAAAAGCTTCGTGGATTTCGTTTTCAACGCATGATTATTGACGAGCTTCTATTGATGCCCGAAAAAATTATTAATGAAGTTATTCTGCCGTTCTTGGCTGTTGTGGAAAACCCAACAGAGCGTCAAAAAATTTACGATCTAGAAACACAGATGATCGAGGCGGGGAAAATGACAGAAGATGAAAGGCACAAGTGGCCGCATAACAAAATTATCGGACTCTCTTCCGCGTCTTACAAGTTCGAATATCTATATAAGCTGTATCAGCAATACGAGAAATTAATTTTAAGTCCGTCTAAGCAGGACAATGCTCATAGAGTCATTATGCATCTAAGCTATGACTGCGCACCTAAACAGCTGTATGATCAAAACCTTTTGGATCAATCTAAAGCGACTATGAGCGAAGCTCAATTCGAAAGAGAGTTTGGCTCCGTGTTCACAGACGATAGCTCTGGCTACTTCAAGGTAAGTAAAATGGCAGCTTGCACCGTTCAAGATGGAGAAGGTCAGTCGGTAGAAGTGATTGGCGATAAAAAAAGCGAATACATACTTTCATTTGACCCGTCGTGGTCGGAAAGTGAAGGCTCTGACGATTTCGCGATGCACGTTATCAAGTTGAACCCCGAAAAACGTGTGGGGACAATAGTTCATTCTTACGCTTTGGCTGGAGCGAACTTGAAAAAGCACATCTCTTATTTTCGCTATCTTTACACGCACTTCAATATACGAATGATTGTAGGAGACTACAACGGAGGAGTTCAATTCATTAACTCTTGCAATGAAAGTGAAATTTTCAAAACCGCTGGAATTCATATACAGTGCATTGATTCCAACTTTGACGATCCGCAGGATTACAACTCCGACATACGCTCCGCTAGAAACGAATACAATATCGAGTCGAAAAAGATATGCATCTTGAGAAAGCCTAGCTCCCAATGGATTCGTTCGGCGAACCAAATGCTGCAAGCTTCCTTCGATCACAAAAAAATTTGGTTCGCGGGCGCGGCGCTCGATGGCGATTATACCCGTCAAACATCAGCGAAAATACCTATTGATGAAATTACATTCTCAAAGTATAATGATGAAGGAGAGTCAGACGCGAAACAAATCGACTTGATCGAACACTTAAAAGATACAATTGATGCGACAAAAGTGCAATGTGCTTTGATTCAACTATCGACAACATCTAACGGCGGTCAATCTTTCGACCTGCCATACAATCTCAAGAAGCAGAGAAATGCTGATAAAGCAAGAAAAGACTCTTACTCCGCTCTTGTTTTGGGCAACTGGGCAATGAACATCTATCTAGACATGATGGCTGCACCAGAAATATCCACTCAAACAACATTCACGCCAATGTTCGTAGATTAACTTTTAAAGTTAACTTTTAGACTTTTTTGTGTAATATAGGGAAATGGATAAACGGCATTATAATAAAAAATCTGATTATTGGAAAAAGTTCGAAGGATCTGCAATACCGATAATGTCGCAAGCTCACGATCAATACGAGCCAGAGTTGTGCGGTGAACCATTTTATGTCGCAGAAGCATCGCTCAACACTTCTTTTGCTAACGATAGTTATTCTCGCGTAGACAGCCCCGCTCGTAGCGGTAGCCGCAGAAATAGAGCTGCCACCTCAAGAACTCATGATCGCTTTAGCAGCATCCGTAATGGGCTTTTGCCTTACAGCTACGCTATGGATGGAGTCAATGTCCGCGAGGCGATTGAGCTGTGCCAAAAAGCTTATGCTAATGTCGCTGTATTCAGAAACTCTATCGACATCATGTCGGAGTTTTCCAATACCGAATTGTATCTTGAAGGCGGTTCGCAAAAGAGCCGCGATTTCTTTAATCAGTGGTTTAAGAAAATCAAACTGTGGCACTTGAAAGATCAATTCTTCAGAGAGTTCTATCGAAGTGGCAATATTTTCTTTTACCGCGTAGATGGAACGATTCAAGCCAAAGACTTTACCAAGCTAATACAGCAAATCGCGGAAGAAGAGCCGTCTTCCAGCAAGGTTCCCGTTAGATATATTCTGCTTAATCCGTTTGATATCGTCGCCAAGCGCGGATCTAGCTTTGAGACTGGATCTTATGAAAAAATCCTTTCTGAATATGAGCTGGCTCGTTTGCAGAATCCTGTTTCTGAAGAAGATACAGAAACGCTCAATGGTTTGCCCACTAGCGTAAGAGAAGATATCCAAAAGGGGGCTTATTATCAAAACGGTTTAAAAATCAAGCTTGATCCAGACAAAATCATTTTCACTTTCTACAAAAAACAAGACTATGAGCCGTTTGCCATTCCTTTCGGCTATCCAGTATTGGAAGATATCAACGCGAAGCTCGAATTGAAGAAGATGGATCAGGCGATTACTCGCACTGTCGAGAATGTCATTCTATTGATTACAATGGGAGCTGAGCCAGACAAAGGAGGCATCAATCCAAACAACTTGATAGCCATGCAAAAACTCTTTAAAAACGAAAGCGTTGGTCGAGTTCTTGTTTCTGATTATACCACGAAAGCTGATTTCGTTATTCCCGATTTGAATAAAGTTCTTGGTCCTGAAAAGTATAAAGTTCTTAATGAAGACATTAAACAGGGACTTCAAAACATTATCGTCGGAGAAGAGAAGTATAGCTCCACAGAAGTTAAAGCGGAAATCTTTTTGGACAGACTCAAAGAAGCTAGAAATGCGTTCTTGAATGATTTCTTGCAGCCCGAAATCAAAAGAATTGCTAAGACACTCGGCCTCAGAAGATATCCAACTGCAAAATTTAGAGATATTGATGTGCGAGATAAAACTCAACTGATGAGAGTCACTACACGATTAATGGAGCTCGGTATCATCACTCCACAACAAGGCATGAATATGTTTCATACTGGAGAGTTCCCCAAATCAGAAGAGATTGCAGCATCTCAGCCCGAATTTGTTTCGCAAAGAAAAGATGGCTATTACAATCCAATTGTAGGCGGTATTCCAACAATATCGCCACCAGCACCGAAAGTTTCTAAAGAATCTGGAGCTGTCAATACAACTCCTAAAGTTGCTGGTCGCCCAGAAGGAACAACTGGCATTCCGCTCGCTAAGGCTAGCGTATCTGTCAAAAGCATTCGCGGTATTGTCGCTAAGATTGAAGAGCTCCACGCATCTATCGAAAAAGATTTGAAGAACTCGCTGTCGCTAGAAACTCTATCTGACAATCAACAGGAAATGGTCAATAAGTTATGCGAAACTGTTGTAGTTTCTAGTCATTTAGAAAATTGGGACGAAATAGCATCTTCTTGTGTAAAAGACTTCGAAAACATCGCTTCTTTATCCACTCTACCAGAGATTTTAGAAGCAGCTGCGGATTTTGATCTAGACGATGATTACTCTGCGGCGCTATTATACCATTCAAAACAAAATAAATGAAAATCAATCCAGAAGACGTTAAAGTGCCACTTGAAAAAATAGTGGAAGTTAAAAACAGAGAAGTCCAAGTATCCATTGGTAAAATGACAGATACAAAAGCCGCAATGTATAAATCATTTATGAGCGCATGCGCATCAGACGATAAAGCTCTTGTTGATACTACAGATATGGACGATGAATCAACTATGAAAACTTGCGCGGTTCAATTTGATAAAATGAAAGCGATGCTTATGGAAGAAAGCGATTCTGGAGAATTGACACCAGCGCAAAAAAAACTTCCGCCAGCTCTTCAAAAAGCCATTCTTAAAAAGATGGGGCAAGGAGAAGATTAATTTTCAATATGAAATATTTATATCGTTCTGAATTTACAGCGCCAATCATTTCCTGCAAGTCGGGAGATGATTTTGCTGTATCGCAAGCTTCTTTGTCGAATTTAAAAGATCTTTTACCTAAAGACATTGACTTTTCTCAGAACATTGATCTGCTTGGCGTTGCATTTAATGCGGCGGTAGTTAATCAATTCAATAAAAACGACGATGGAATCGACGCTGCTCTTGCTGGCGAAATAACCAAAAACTTCATTCACAAACCAACTAATATTGAACATAAAAAAGACAATATCGTTGGTCATATTATCAGTGCGGGATTCAGCGAATACAATGACTCTAGTAAGATTTTGACCGCTGAAGAAGTCGTCGGAATGACTGATCCTTTTAATATCGCCTTGGGCGCAGTTGTTTATAAACAAGTTAACAAAGATTTCGCGAATCTTATTGAGCGTTCGGTAGATCCATCAGATACGATGTATCAATCAATCTCAGCAAGTTGGGAAGTCGGATTTAGCGAATATGATATATTGATTGGCAGCAAAAATTTGAAAAACGCTGAGCTAGTCGATCCAAAACATTTTAATGACATCAAACCGCTGCTAAAAGCTTATGGCGGAAACGGCGCAATGAAAGACGGAACTAGAGTGTATCGACTTCTTAAAGGAGAAATCTTCCCACTTGGTATCGGCTTCACAACCAAACCAGCCGCAGATGTAAAAGGTCTTTATTCTGAAAACGGTTCGTCTAAAAACATAACTTTTAAAGACAAAAGGGATATAAAAGCGCATTTTGATATTAAAAATAACATTTTTTATAAAAAAAACGATGCTTTGATTTCACATTTGCATAATGATGATGTAAAAAACAAAAAAGAAACTAATATGGATATCGAACAAATTCTTGCAGAACTAAAAGGTCTTCTTATCGAGAAAAAATTCTCTGAAGAAGCTGTGGCTAATATGACAGAAACCTTTGCGGAGGCAATTAAAAAGAAAGACGCAGAGTATCGCGAATCCGTGACCAAAGCCGAAAAAGAAAAAGAAGAAATGGCTAAGGAAAAAGAGGACATGAAAAAGTCCGTCAAAAAAGTCGAAGACGAGCTTAAAGCTGCTGTCGAAAAAATTCAAGAATTTGAAAACTTCCAGAAACAAGAAGAAGCTGTCGCTTGCTTCAACACTCGCATGGACGCTATCGACCAAGTTTACGAACTTGAAGACGAAGACCGCAAAGTGTTAGCTTCCGATCTGAAAGCTCTCGACAAGTCTGAAGAAGCTTTTGCTTCTTATCAAGATAAACTTGCTATTATGTGGAAGCATAAAAACAAAGAATCCAAAGCGGCTTTTGAAAAGGAAATCGAAGCTCGCATCGACGAAGCGGTCGCTAAAAAACTTTCCGTTGCAAACGCTTCGGTGACTAAAACCGCTGAAGAAATCGCTCAAGAAGCTTTGGAA